AGCTAGAAGCTGTAGAAACAGCTAAAGAACTAATAGCTGAGCTACAGTCTCAACAGAATTTATTAGGCGAAAAATACGGTGTGAATGAGATTGACTTAAAAACCGGTGAAATTAAAAAAGCATAAGCTCTTAGCAATATGCTTAACACCTTTGTTAAAACGTTATAATGAGCCATAAGCAAGAACCTACACCTAGCCGTACCTCCCCAAAGGGAGGCCGCAGAGCTTGTTACTGCAAAGATCGCAATACTTACAGCGTGAGCTGCTGCGATGGTAGTATTTGGGCGCAAGGCATAGGTACTATTTATTTAACACCTGAGGAATGAGAGACATTACTAAAATTATTATCCATTGTGCCGCCACTCGTGAGGGGCAGAATGTGAAAACAAGTACGATTCGCAAATGGCACACAGAGGGCAGAGGGTGGAGCGACATCGGTTACCACTATGTAATTGAGTTGGACGGTAAGGTCGTAGAAGGTCGACCTTTAGAACGTCGTGGAGCGCATACTAAGGGGCAAAATACTTGTAGTATTGGTATTTGCTATGTAGGTGGGGTAGAAGCTGAAAAGACTAACGGGAAGTACAAGGCTAAAGACACTCGTACCCCTGAGCAAAAAGAAGCGATGTACGAATTAATCGCAGAGCTTCAAGAACGTTTCCCAAAGGCAAAGCTACACGGACATAATGAGTTCGCCAACAAGGCTTGCCCATCGTTTGACGTACAAACAGAATTGTAATGAAAAAATTTGCCGAGATCTTTAAAGGCAGTAATGACTACAACGAGAAAACCGTAATCGGTTTTATCTCGTTTGCTATTATGGTTATTGTTATGGTAATTGATGTTATCACGGGTTTTTGTGGTTATGAATTGCCGATAAATGACTTCGTATATAATAGCTTCCTAGTTGTAACGCTTGGTAGTTTCGGCATTGCAGGAGCGGAGAAAATATTTCAAAGAAAATGAACGAGACAGACGTAAAGGTATTATTAATGAATGCGAGTACGTTCGCAATTTCCTTCGCTCAAATTGAGATGGCTTTAAAGATAGCGCTATTGATAATTACCATTGGGTATACAGCACAGCGTTGGTGGATAATGTATAATCAAAACAAAAATAAGTAATGACACATTTAAGAGTTTTTTGGCTTTGGATCAAGGAGAGTAACAAGCGCTTTTGGTGCTATTGGTTAGGGTTTACCGATGTAGACGAAAAGGCTTTAGCGACATACGCTGAAGCAAGAAATAGATACCGCAACGTTATTAAAGCAGCTAAAGGAGAATAAATGAACGATACCGACTTTGGATTCTCTAACGACTTCGAGGAGTTTGTTAATGAGTTAGAAAATAAGGAACAGCCTACTTGTAATTTAGAAAACCCCGAAGAATGCGAAGCTTGTGGAAGTTAAAGGTCGTCGTTGGAGCGTTAATGCTGACATCTTGTGGTGCGCAATATCACCTGAAGCGTGCGATTGCAAAGGATCCCGCCATTGCACAAAAGGAAACGGTAAAACTAGATACGGTAGTAATAACCGAAATAAAGGCCGTTAGAGACACTTTCGTTTTAAAAACGGTGGATACCATTACCGTGACTAAAAACGCTGTTAGAGTGCGTTTAAAACGATCCTACGATACTATTATGGTGGATGCTGAGTGTCTACCTGATACGATAAGGATAGAAAAAGAAATTTTCGTTCCTCAGGTTGTGTATCAGGAAAAAACCCCTACCTTTGGTGTATACAAACTTATATTAGTTTTAATTATATTATTATTAATACTAAGTTTAATAGCTTACATCAGTAAGCTATTTAAGATAAACTAACTAAATGGGGATAGTAGACACACTTTTAGCGATTGATACCTCAATTCACGCTAATTTTAACGACTCAACGGCAACAGCCGAGCAAAAGGACAACATAAGAAGTATAAGTCGACATATCTACAAGCTCATAGGTAAGTACGATATAGAGAAAAGCGAGAGGTTACTCGATGCAATGGACTAATGAAATCGAAATTACGCTTGGTAAAGTACCTTCGCTCAATGCTTTTTACTCGTCTAGACATTGGACCTATCGCAAGCAGCAAAAGGATAAGTGGAAAAGAGAAATTGACCAAGAACTTAGCCGCTTCGATGTTGTTTCTTATCGAGCTGCTAAAATTCATATTAGGTGCAATTACCGTTACGATCTCGATAATTCTATTATGGTTTCAAAATTTACTTGTGATAGTTTGGTCGATCTTGGATTTCTGCCTAATGATTCCCCTAAGTATATTGGAGAGGTTAAACTCGTATTTGATAGCTCGCTTACAAAAGATACTGCAATAGTAAAAATATATCTACGTTAGTTTCCCTTTGTAGATAGTTGGTTGGATAGCCCCACTTCGGTGGGGCTTTCTTTTTTATTAACTTTTTTTTGTGAATTACCAAAGTTTTTATATTATTGCTCTGTCTAACCAACTAAAATTAAAATGAAAGACCAACTACTAGAGCTTTACGAAGCTAGAATTGATGCGCTCGAACTCGAGCTAGAACTAACCCGCTTATGGATCTACCGACACACGGAGGTACACAGCGCTTGGAGTTCAAACTTTACTCAGGATTCTATTGATTACTTTATTAGTGAGCAAAAAAGCGAAGCCAAATGAGACTGTCGGAGGAGATCATTGAAATAATGGTCGCAGATAGTGGCGCACTTTCCGTTTGGCATTTGCTAACCGATCAAGGCTTTCAAGAGGAAGCCAACTACGTTGAAAACAAATACTTTGAAATTTAATTTAGCTATATATGAAAACAGCAACCATTAAGGACGTAATGTTCGAAACAACTTGGAACGATTTTAAAATCTATAAACTCCATTTAGATAATGGACAGTCGGGAAGTATCCTAACAAAGACTTGGGAACCGCAATCGGGGGAGGAGTTTACCTACACCTACGACGTAGAGAAGTCTCGATTTAAGAGGGTAAACCCTAATGCCAATTACTCAGGAGGAAATAGCTCGTATAAGCCTTCTTATAGTGGGGGAAGTTCTAAGGATAAACTTATTATCCGTCAGGTGGCACTAAAAGCCGCAGTAGATTTCTCTAATGGTATGAATCTAAAAGCCTCGCAAGTATTGCAAGTCGCTGAGATCTTTAACGATTGGGTAAACCAACAGCCTAAGACAGAAGAGCAACAGCCTACCCCTGCTCCTGCGGCAGCAAGGGAGCAAGAGGACGACCTACCGTTCTAAATAAATTTAAAGAGGTCGGGAAATTAACCCGACCTTTTTTTATATTGTACGGTATGGAAGATTTAGAAAGATTTTTACAAGAGGCGCTTTGGCGAAAAGATATGGCTTACAAAGAACTAGCATCGGATTACTTCCGATTGCAGCTAGAATATAGCGAGATGCGTGAGCAATACGAAATGATGCTGAGACGACTTGAGCTATTAGATGAGGGAAACGACAATGAAGAATACGATTAACTTTAGCAAATTACACGAAGATTTATTAGCAGTAAGAGAAGGAAGAGTAAAGGAAGGATACAAGTTCGGCCACGAGGCTATTGATCAGTTCCTGAGATTCAAGCCCAAAAACTTTAACATAATACTAGGCCACGCCAACACGGGGAAAACTAGCCTAACGATATACTTAATGTTATTGCTATCTATGAAGCACGGCATTAAGTGGTTGATATACTCAAGCGAGAACGAGCCGTATAGTATTATGAAAAAATTACTTGAGTATTATAACGGTCAGGTATTGGAGAAGATGTCGATGGCGACATTTGAAACAAGCCTACTATACTTGCAGCAGTTTTTTACTATAATGGACATTAGCGAACTGTTGACTTATAAATCGCTATTGGATAGAGCGCAGGAGATTCACGACGAATGGCCCTATCAAGGTTTTTTAATTGATCCCTATAACTCCCTAGCAAAAGATAAGGACGCATTATCGGGATTAACGGGCCACGACTACGACTATTTAGCAGCCTCACAAATGAGAATGTTCTGTTCTAAGAACAACGTAAGCGTATGGTTAAATACCCACGCAGTTACTGAAGCCCTGAGGAGAGTAAACAAGAAAGGACAGCTATACGAGGGCTTCCCTTCCCCACCTATGGCCGCAGATTCTGAGGGCGGGGGTAAGTGGGTAAACCGTGCTTCGGATTTTATGGTAATACACCGTTACTCGCAGCACCCTACGGATTGGATGTACTCGCACCTACACGTTAGGAAGGTGAAGGAGATGGAGACGGGAGGAAGGCCCACGCCTATGGACGAGCCTATCGTATTGCGTAGCCTGATAGGAAACGTAGGGTTTACTATTGGCGGGGTTGACTTGGTTAAGGAGCTACGAGGAAAGGATGAACAGCTAACAATATGAGCCGACAATTTGAAACTAAGAGCGATAGAGACTACCAACGACGTGCTGTTGAGTTACTCGTAGGGGAAAGATCCCTGCGTATTGTAGATCAGGGTTCGTTAGCCAAAGCCGATTACACGATATATGACGGAGGCAAGGCTTTAGCTGTTGTAGAGGTAAAAGGAGTAAGAAAGGTAAGCTCAGTATCGGATAAACACCGCCCG